GTAAACGTTAAAAATTACGGTTTGCTATAATGCTGGCGTTTCGTGAAAATCACGATTTGAGTCTCGGACAATTTGACTGAAGTGCTGACCGTCATCAAATTGATGATAGTTCAAAATATCAATCATAGAAATAGGGTACATCAAATTAGAAGCACCCCTATTAAAAATAAAAGGTGTCGAAATTTCTACGCCTTTTCGCCATGTATGGCTAAAACACATATAAGCTGCTCAGATTTGCGCACCTTGTAAGCATATATAGTCTGCCATAGCGGCGACAGGTCAATTTGTCCGTTCGTTCCTCACAATGAAAAACCCTGCTCTTCAATTTTAATGGGCAGTTTTTACTGACGATTCGTCATTTTGATGAATCGTTATTTTTTTCAAATTTCCTATTCCACTATCCGTTTTGGAGTGGTAAAATATGTATATAATACTGATTTAGGGAGGAAAACGCATATGAAAAAATTCAAAAAGTTACTGGCAGTTTTTACCATAATGTTACTGATTGTCTGTATGGCAGTTCCAGTATCGGCGGCTGGTAAAATTAACAAGAAAAAAGCCACTTTAAAAGTCGGGCAAACATTACAATTAAAAGTAACCGGTACAAAGGGAAAGGTAAAATGGACAAGTAGTAAGAAATCTGTTGCAACGGTATCTTCTAAAGGACGAGTAAAAGCTAAGAAAAAAGGATCCGCAACGATTACTGCAAAGGTCGGCAAAAAGAAATACACTTGTAAAGTTACCGTGAAAAAGGCTTCTAACGGCAATGGTGGTTTTGGAGGAAATCCTAGCACTAACAGTAGCGGTAAGAAGAATATTGTTACATATCATGCAGAATCTACACCGTATGGAGCGGTGGCAATTCTTGAAAATCATTATGATTATGCAGTACGTGTTAGAGTTGAGTTTGTTTATTTTTTGAATGGTTCTATGATTGGAACGGATTCTGATAGTATATACGCTTTTGCTCCACATTCAAAATGTGCGCTTCAAGGTTGGAACGCTGACAAGACCTGGGATTCTTTCAAAGTTAATTTAAAAATTGAAAAGGCTTCTTCAAGCCTTATTTTGAACAATTCCGGAATACACTATTCAGCTAATTTTGGAGCTGGAAATGTTATGGTAAAAGTAACTAATAATGGAAAAAGAAACTCTTACACAACTATTGCAGTCGTATTTTACAAAGATGGAAGAATAGTTGGATATGATTATCAATTTGCTCACGTTGAAAATCCAGGCTCAACAGCCTATCTTGAATTTAGCTTTCCTTACGACAGAAATTATGATACAATAACGCCAGATAAATTTGAAGTATATGTAAATGATTCTTACACATATGACTGGATGAACTAAAATAAAGGCTAGGGATTTCTCCCTAGCCTAAGTTTATCAGTTAATGTATTCAACATCTATACTTGGCAATGTTACTTGTTTCCCAAGAAGTGTTGTAGAATTTGATGTTCCGCTACAAGTTCCGTATACGGTTATCCAATCTCCTTCCAGGTAATGTGTTTCGCCATCCTCATATCTGTATGAACAATCCCATTTATTACCGTTTCCATCAACGATATATAACGTATATCCACCAAACATTCCTTCTAATGACTGATCTATTGTTCCAGAGACAACACAATGTTTTTTGTCGTAACTGTCTGGATTTCTCAATATATCATTATAATCTAACGTCTGGCAAAGCTCCTTGTATTCGTCCTCTGAAACTTCTTTTGAATTAGCAACTTCTTCTGTCACTACAAAATACTGTGATAAACTATCATCTGAAGAATCCTTTTTATAGTTTTTAGCTTCATCTCCTTTGGCGAATACCATACAATTCTCTAAATTTATGGAATCTCCCATAAATCCCCATGAATCTACATTTGATACTGTTCCAAGAATAGCAACTACATCATCATCTTTAAGACCACTCTCGTATTTTGCATACAATTTACTATCTGATACATTAAAATTACTCATCATATATTTATCACCAATAGTAATTTGTACCTTATTGTCTTTGATTTCACTTACCGTTGCGACAGTATAAATTTTAACTCCGCTCATATTGACAGCATATTTATATAAATCGCTGTCAGTAATATAAGCATATCCACCAGAATTAAATGTTTGTAATTCATCATCAAAAGTAATTGGAGCCACATTCTGTTTTTTCTCTTCTACTGTAGGAGTTGCTTTTCTTTCGTAACTACTGGATTTTTCCGTCTGTGTTTTGGATGTATCTGCTTTTTTCTCTGTTTTAGATGAATACCAGCCAATTAGAATAAACACAAGGCAGATAAAACCAAAATAGTTTGCGCATCCCCCTTTTTTCTTTTTCTTGGTAGCTGTCGGCTGTGGCGTGTACTGTGGTTCTGGTGCAGAATATGTTTTAGGTTTTTCGATATTCTCAATAGTTGTTCTGGTCTTGTTTGCTTCGCCCCTGTCGCAATTATCCATTACACTCTTGTCTAGCATATACCATTCAACAACATACTGTTTCTTGAAATACCGTTCTGCAATCTCTGTTGTAAATTCCTTTGCCTGTTCATATGTGGAAGAGCCTGTTGATAAGCAAATTTTGAAAGGCTTTGCATATTTCGGAATTGAAAAAGCAACTTTCAACTGTGCTCTCCCTAAATCGTCTGGTTCTTCCTTATCATAATTCAATACAAAATCCATAGGATTTGCTTCCAGTAATAAATTTCCTTTGTAGTAAATCTCAATATTCGCTTTTGAAGCCTTGATTCTCATGGAATCTAGCATTTCAATATCATATTCCTTTGGCTTCTTCAATGACTCCTGTGTGGTACTTTCCTGTGCTATCGGAAATCCACAGTTTGGACAACTTGCCGCCTTATCACTTATTTCTTTACCGCATTCTGGACATTTAATCAGTGCCATAAATATCCCCCTCCTTAGTATGATACCCATATTGTACCACCTTGGGACGTATTCTGGAAGTCCTATTTCGCTTTTCTATCAATTTCCGCAGTTACGGCAAACAAAAGAGCTTCGGCAAATTTCGAACCGACTGAATCAGCGTATTTATCGTGAATCCGGCTTGCTTCCATGGTGAGATTTTCCCACTTGGGAATATCGTCCTTTGATATAAATGCGTACTTCTTGTGGAGATTCCATATTTCCTGCCAGATAGAGAAATAAGTTTGCTTGAAATTCATTACACGTACAACACTCCATGATATTTCTCGAGCCTATATTTCTGCTTGATATTTGGATATTTTTTGTGATCCACTTCACTGTAAAACATATTTTTTGGTCTGGCAAATAATTGCTTGTCACCATACAAGGCTCTATATATCACCAGATCTTCTCCTGTTTCCGTATGTTGAGCGAATCCAACAATCTTATACAAATACTCGTTGTTGTGCGGCTCCTTGATGGTTTCTCGTTTGAAGTGCTGCACAATATCTCCTGGTTCAAATAATGGTCTGTTCATTTTCATTGTTACCTTTCTCCACAATTAATTAATTTCTTTGCTCGAATTTCAATTTTCTTGGCTTGTTCCTATGTTTTATCGGGTGATAGGTTTTGAAACGAATTTGATTATTTTATCGCAGTAATTCTTTGTCAATAATCTGGAAGTTCGCCCTGTGGATATAAAGAGCTTTTCCGTCAATCATTAACTTTGTCATTTTAGGTAGATCATCCGGGATTTTCCAGAACACCTCGTCACCAGAATATGCAGCTATTGGCTGTCCAAGTTGAGATTTGATTACTACAACCCTGGATTTCCCGAAATAATTTTTATAATAATTCACAATCCCGGCTATGTATGCGTTCTCTGAAATCTTCCCGGTTGAATGACTGGTGATATTCTCCTGGGTAAAATCAACCTCTGGCTTCAATCCTTTTTGCTCAAAAATACAAGTATCACCACAGCTTTCAATTTCTTTACCGTCAATCAGAATTGTAATAACGGAAGATACGTCATAGCTGGTTGTTTCGTTACCCTCACTATCGTAGCCCTTGGATTTGGTTTTATTCCCGGCAATGTTGATCTTGTCCCCAGTGGTGGTCATAACCTTTTGACCGTAGTTGTCGTAGGTATAGATTGTGTAGCTGTTACCAGAAAGATTTCCTTTCACGTCATTCAAGTAATCGTCATTGGCTGCACAGCTTGTTAGACCTGTGATAATGCAAATACAGATAATGGTTGCCAATAGTGCTTTGATTCTTTTCATGGTTTTTGTCCTCCCTCATATGTCTCATAATCAATCGTTCCCAAATCACCGTACACATCTGGATAATAAATTCCAACCCAGAAGTTATCTTCCATTGTTTTGTAGTAAGTTACTTTTACATTCCATCTCTGTACCTCGTCAATAATTTCTTTGTTGAGAAGTCCGAATTGATCTCGGCAAGCTTCATTTTCCAGTTTGTAAGTCAATGCTTTGTATTTCTCTGCATTTGCCTGTCTGGTGGCGGTAACCGTAGTCTGGCTTATTGCTAAAAGCAATCCAGCGATCAAAAGATATACCGCACCGATAAAAGCCACTGCTACGCCCAAAACAAGCACGGTTGCGCTCACATTCGAATACTCATATTCGTAGCTTAAAGATTCTCCTATTCTATTTGCAATCAGAATAACAACGCCGACTGCAAAAATGATTATTGATAGCCAAAATATCATAGTGTGTCCTCCCTTTTCTCATTCTGCGTCAGATTTATCTGACATAATAATATCGTTAGATATTATTCAAAATATAATTCTTTCTCTTTTTCTTAATCTAAATCTATATCTAAATCTATATCTTAATCTATATCTTAATCTAAACCTTTATCTAAACCTTAATCTGAGTGCGTCTACTATGCGTCTTTTGTGCGTCTAAAAAAATTAATTTATTTTAAGGTCTAAAATCATGCTTTTTTCTTTCCTCGCTTTCATATTCTGCACATTTTTCGGCGCAAATAGTCCCTCCACAGGAAAACATAGCTTCTGGCATTTGCACTTTTTCATCATATTCTTTGCCTAATTTAAGCATTGAAAACATATTACCATAGTCTTCTCTAGTAACACAATTTGACCAATATTTATTTGACGCATAATGATTTAAAAGTCTTAATCCTTGTTCGGTAGTTAAAACTGGGTGAGGTTCATTGTATGTTTGATAGTATTCCCTGTAATATTCTCTTAGCAATTCTGTGAAACCATTAAGGTACGGAATTAAGCTAACTCTATTTTGCGGCGAATATCTTTCAGAAAAGAAATATCCATTATTTTCTAAATCAAGCCCATATTTAATATTTTTTATGCTCTTTTCGCCGTCAATATCTAGTATTCCTACAAAACATTTATCCATCATATAGTTTTGTGCAAATTTATCCTTATCAAATTTAACGCTTGGATATTTGACAAATATCTTCAAATACCGTTTATTTTTCTTTTCCTCCGCAAAATCTTCTTCTGTGATTAAATATGTTTCAACATAATATTTTAAAAGTTTCGGATTAAACTCTATTCCTCGTGATGTTAAAACTTTCTTGATATAATTGAAATAATAATTTGACTTATTATCCCCCTTTGAGTGATTAATACACACTCCTGGTATTTTTGAAAATGCCATTACAATTTCATCGTATGAAAATTCTTTACAATATGATTTTACGGATTTTTCCATTGCGTCCATAATTTTATCTGCTGAAAATCTTTTCAACCAGATTCCTATTTCTTTGCGTCCGTTATCGTTTACATCACACCCTGTCAATTGTTCAAAATATTCGGTTAGCATGTTTACTGCCATATTATCATAATCGAGTAGCTCTTTCTTCCATTCAGCAATCATTTCCAACTGTTCTTTTTTCTCTGCAAGATCTTTTAATGCTTCCTGTTGTAATGATATTGCTTTGGAATCTGAAATTCTAGTTTTGCCTTTTCCTCTATTACAATCGCGACACGAAGTAATTAAATTTGTAATCTCATTATCTCCGCCCTCTGCTACTGGCTCAATATGGTCTACTTCCAAAATTACGTCTGGTGACATTCGTCCACAATATTGACATGTGAATTTGTCTCTTTTGAATACTTCAAATCTGATTTTCTTGCTAAGTGGTTTTCTTGCCATAGATTAATACCTGCCTTTCGTATAAAAGAGTGCCTTGAACTGTATGTAAATCAACAGGCAGGCGGCAAGGCATTTCCGCTTTTCGATGATCGGTCTAGCCTGTTGGTTTTACCAAAATTAACGGTTAAAATAAAAAAGAGCCGCCAAGTAAGATAAAAATTCCTCAAAATCGAGAAATATTAATTTCTTCTTAGCGGCTCAAAAATTCAAGACCGTGTGTACTTCTTCATTGAGAAAATTATATCACACAATCAGTCAAAAATCAATATGCCGGGGATGGATTGAAACGGCTATCCGTATCATTCTGGGCTTTTGTTACAGCTTTTGCAATTTCACTTCCATCCAGAATAATACTGTTCATAATGTACTGCGGATTCTTGTTTCCGCTGTTCATACTCATTGCCATTGCAACGCCCTGCGCTACTGCTTTTGCCATTTCTTCTTTTGTAAGTCCCATGCTTCCGTCTGAACTGGAAACAATGCTGTCTGCGATCTTCTTCATGGTTCGTGGATTTTCCAGCGGAAGAACGGCTTCGGAACCGTTTTCTCCGATACCAATTACCTGTGCGCCGTTGAAAAGACCACCTTTAGCATACCATTCCACATTTGAATTCCATCTCCATTTGTGAGTATTGCCCTCTTGCCAGTTAGTATAATTCATTTGCAGATGTGGCGTTTTTATATCAACAGATTCTATTCCACGTTTAAAATCATTCATCGCATTTAGCCCAACAGAATAGAGTCCCGAAAAATTTCCATTAATAGTTTTTCTGATTGAAGAAAAAACTCTTGCAACAGACGACATATTATTTTCGGCATAAGTAAGCATTTTCCCAGTTTCCGTGTCAACTTTACCAGAAGCTTTTTCCCAAATCTGGTTTGTATTGATAAGAACGGAAGACCAATAGCTTTGAATGGTTGTCATAACTTTACCCATTACATCTTTTGTATCGGTGTCCATGGTTCCGAGGGCTGTCGATACAGCATTTGCAGAATTTCCCCAATTTGTTTTTGAGTTGGTTTCAACATCATCATTCGTGTTCTTTATCTTTGACCAAATGGAAGGCATTGTGCTTTCTGTGCTTTTTTTCATTCCAGCCATTGCCGTGCTTACAGCTGCACTGGCTATTCCAAAACCAGTCTTAGAGTTTGAAGAAATGGATTTCGTAGCTGTTTCCACTGATTTGCTCATTGTTGATGAAGATTTTGGAACATCTTCTGAAAAAGCTTTAATAACTTTTCCTGTGTCAATTCCCATCTCTGCCATTTTATCCATCAAGGCTTGGAAGGCGGCTCTGGCTGTTGCACCAGATGATTCTTGTTGCTGAAGGACAGCACTTAATTCATCAAACTGCGTTGGAGTGATTACCGCTTGATTTGAAAGTCTTTCTAATGCAGATTTCGCATTATCAAATTCTGTCCCCATCGTACCGATATATTCATTAATATTACTTACATGAGAATTTGTGGCGGTATCGGATTCCTCCATTGCCTGTTTTAATGCTTGCTTAAATGTATCGGAAGAAATTCCAAGATTTTCAAGTGATGTTTCTACGGTTTGGAGCTGTCCATCAAAATCAAATGCATTGTCTTTCACATTTTTTAAATCACCGCCGAGTCCGATAAGTTTATCGCCAGAGATTCCAGTTTGTTCTTCGATGATTTTCAATGCTTTTCTAACAACTTCAAAATCGTTGAATGCGTCAGCTGTGGAATCTTTAAAGTCCATAGCTTTTTTTACCTGTCCAAGACCTTCCACGACAAATGCAGTCGCGCCTAAATTAGTTGCGTATCCCCAAAATCCTTGGAATTGTCCACCAGCTGTTTGTGCGACATCACCGAGATTTTTTATCTTTTCTGCAAGTGTAGTAAACCCGCCATTTCCAGCCGTTTCCGCTGCTCCACCAATATCACCGATGATAGTGGGAAGAGAAGATGCGGTATCAAGTGGGAAATTTAAAAGTTTTGAAGCTAATGAACCGATTCCGCTAGCAAAGGAAAAGATTTTGGTGGCAATATCTTTGGCTATTTTGATTGCAAACAATGTTCCAAATGCAGCACCAACTTGTTTTATAAATTCTGGATCAATTCCACTTAATTTTTCAGCCAACCAATTAATTGCATTTGCAATACCGTTAATTAAATCCGCTCCGATATTAATTATTCCTTCAAGCCCGGTAATCAACGCATCTGCAAATCCCTCTGCAAATGGTTGGAATGCAGACCATAAATTTCCAAGAGCAGTTCCAACAGCATTCCAATCAACCTTATCAATAAAATTCTGTATTGAGGTTTTTACACGGTCAATGCTACTCCAAATCCACTCCCAGTCAACATCAATAACTCCGAAATTATCAAGTGCAAGTACGATTCCACTGATGCCAAGTGCCATTGCTGCATAAGGATGTTTTGCCAATAAAGCAAGTCCTTTTCCTAATGGGCTGTCTTTTCCGATGATTCCACCAATAAAGGTTAATCCTTTGAATCCAAGGATTGCAATGGAGATTTGTCCAAGTCCTTTTCCAATTGCCTGTGCAGTTTCCGGGCTGATATTCTTTATTGCATCGGCAATTGAGTTCAAGCCTCCAGGAAGCGTTGTATTGATGAAATTTTCTCCAACATCGAGCAAATCTTTGAAGAAGTCAACAATTCCCTGTCCAACATTTTGTGCAAATGGCGCAAGTGCATCCCAGAAGTTTTTCAATGCCGAATTAAGTTCGTCCCAGTGAATGTTGTTTCCGAAATTTGTTAATGCGTCAACAAGTTCCGGGATTGCACTATTCATTGTCCATGTACCTACCGGCACTAAGAATTTCTCATAGAAATCCATGAGACCAGTCCAAACAAATTTTGTTGGCTTTTGAAGCATTGTAAAGAAACTGGAAAGCGAGCTATTCAGTTTACCCCAATTGATTTTATTCAGTAAATCATTCGTAATATTAAAGAACCGTGGAAGCCCGGAATTATCAGATAACATCCATAATCCAATTGGTTTCAGATAATTATTCCACAAATCTTTCAGAGCTGTAATAGAGAAGTTTCCAAGCTTGCTAAGACCTTCACTGTACAGTTTCTTGATTGATTCTGTGGTTGGTTTAGCTGCTTTACGAATTTTCTTAAATACAGCTACAATCTGATCAGCGGTATCATTTGCCTTATTATTCATTTCTTCAAAAGCTTTATCCCATGCAGCTTGATACTCTGATAGGGCTTTATATAATGCAGCATCCAATTCTGGAAGGTGTGCACTCCCACCGCCTCCACTTCCGGAAGAACCGGAAGAATTGCTAACTTTTGCATCATTTAATTGATTTAATTCATCAAATGAAAGCACAGAAAGACTTTTTTGTAATTTCTTCGCATTGTCATTTGTTTTGTCAAGCCCGGAAGCTGCATCTTCTGTACTATCTGCAATACTTCCCATATCAACTGCGGCACTTCCTGTTGAGGCAACATAGTCGGACATTTTGATGCCTAAAAGTCTTCCAATCCACGAAAAAGCTCTCTGAATTGCAATAACAAAGGCGTTCATATATGGAAGAATCTTTGAGATAATTGGAATGAATAATGAACCGATAGTTCTTGAAAGTGCTGAAAAATTAGATTGCAGTAATCTTAATTGGTTCGCCGGCTGATTTATCGTATTAGCCAGGTCACCCCATGCATACTTTGAACTATTCAAGATTGTTATAGTTCTCAGAATAGCCTTGTCCGATTGACTTAAACTTGATACAGTAGCGTCAATTCCAAGATTATAAAGTTCCTGTTGTAAATTTGCTACACGGATATTAATACCATATTTATCAAGTGCCCTGCTCATTCCGGTTATGCCAGAAGCCATATCATTCCAAACATCGTTGAATTCAAGATTTTTTACAGAAGCAAGGTCTGCTCCGATTTCTGTTAAAGCTTGTGAAACCTTAGTTGATGCATCTGCTGTTGCCCCCATTGATGACGCCATCTGTGCATAAGTAGCTTGATAGTTCATCGTTTGTTTTGGATCAAGTCCAAGGCTCACGCCTTTTGTTCTAGTCAGATCACCTGCATCTGATACTTCAAATCCGGTCATTTTTTTTGTCAGCTCTTTTGCACGCTTTTCAAAGGAACCGACATATTCCTCTGCGGATTTTACTCCTGCATTCTGCCATTTGCTGATATCTAATCCATCAGTAACTTGATCGAACGCAGAATTAAAATAATTAAGTGTTTCAACATAATCTGATGCAGAATTTACAGAATTCCAAAGTGCTTTAATTCCTCTTGTCACCGTGAAGAATTTCGCATATAATCCGGCAAGTTGTGAAGTTAATGAACCAACTTTTTTTGAAGTTACGTTTGCATTATTTCCAAATCCAGTTAAAGCAGAACTAGCAGCTCCAATCATGGATGATAACTTTTTCCCAGCATTTCCAAGTCCGTTTGTGGAATTTGATAATCTCGAAAATGAATTCGAAAGAGAATTTGTGGCTTTATTTATTTTTCCACTTGCAGTAGCTAACTGTGCCAAAGCTTCTGTCATTCTTATTGTATTTTCGCTGATTCTTGGCGCAGTTTTCATTACATTGAAGAACGACAATACTTCATTCGCTAGTGTTCCAAGTTGGCTTGATGTTTGCCCGATTTTATTCCCAGCGCTTGCCAATTGTGCAATTGACTGAACAAACCTATTTACGGAATCTGAAATTCCATCAACACCAATAAAGCTTTCTGTGATAAATTTCAAGTTACTTCCCAATGCAGGTAATTCAGCTGATACATTCGCAATATATTCACCGGAATTGGCTAATCTAGCCATTGAATTAACAAAACGATTAACACCGGAAGATACATCTGGAATCTCTGCCAAATTGCTTAATTTATGGATTATTTCTCCAAGTTTTCCAGAATCAAATCCACTAACATCAACCTGGCTAAGCCTGTTGATTGAGTTGATAACTGCATTCAGACCAGAACCTTTATAATCTACTCCACCCATTGTCTTTATGGAATTTGAGAATTTTCCAATTCCATCAGCAATGCTTGTCATTTTCCCTATATCAAGTTCTTTTAGCTTTCCAAGTTCCCTTACACAACTACGTAATCCGTTTGTATTAACTCCGCTTAATGCGGAATTAACTTCTGTGAGTTTATTTGAAAGATTAGTCAGCGCACGTACTGCTTTTTCTGTACTACTGCTAATTTGTATATCAAGGGTATCTATGGTATTATCAGCCATAAAAACACCTCCTTTTAATCAAAAAAATAAAGGGCAGACAAGACTTATTCATCCTGCCTGCCCTTTTCATGGTTAAGCTCAAAGTTCGCCTGCATGAGTTGCAAGCTTGCCAAAAGTGCGTTTCTCTGTTTTTTCTTTTCTTCTTCGGAAAGTATGCCTTCCTGTTTACGCTTTTCTTCCTCTGCTGATTCCAGTAAAGGTTTCTTCAAATACTCTGCTTTGGATTTTTTCCCCATTAAAGCATTTGCAACAGCTGTGAATGTGGCTGATGTTTCATAAATGCCCGCTTGCCAAAGTTCGGCATCTTTCCTCTTTTGGCGTATCTTTTCAGCTTCGAGATAAGGCTTTAACTCTGTTGGGGTGGAATCCATAAATTCTTCTTTAGATACACCGATTGATAAGTACAAGGGAAGAATTTCTTGATAAACAGTTTCCCTAAATGTTAGTTTTTCTGTTTGTGATCCTGTGGAAGCTTCGTTGCATTCTTCTCCACTGCCTGTGCTTCTGCTACTGCATTCAGCAGACCGGATAAAAAACCGTTTTTCTCCAATTCTTTGTCAAGAAGTTGGTATAAATCAAATCCGCTTTTCGGATTTTCCTCAGTTCCTTCATCTTCGTAATCATCCAAAAGGTCACAGACTTTATTAAGAACAGCTTCTTTTTCAGAATCACTTTCATACCCAAACTCTTCCTTGTGCTTCTTTTGAAGTCCGGCAAGAAGCAGTTCCGGGAGAAGAGAAATCATCTTCTGAAGGCTTCTCTCTTTTCCATCTGTAATTCCCTGTACCTTGTCCAGCACATCTGTTTTTGTAAGAAGTCCGTATCCAAATACAACCTTATATTCTTTTCCATGTACATTAAAAGTTACCATTTTATAATCCTCCCGACATGTTTTTTAGTTAAGTGTCATTGCACCTGTGGAATCTGCTACTGCTTTTGCGGTATCTAAAGCCTGCGTAAGTTCGTCAGAAACAACTTTTGTATCAAGGCCTTTATACTCTTGAATAATGAGGGACAGCGGAATTGTTGCTGCTTCATTCTGTCCAATATCAGACAATGGAATATTTTTTCCAGGGTCTGCGATAACAAAGAATGCATCAGCGAGGTCTGGAAATACAACTTCAAACCAAACTCTAAATCCTTTTGACTTTCCTGTTGCCGCATCAGTCATAAGCTTCTTTAGTGCCGTGATAACATCAGCGTTAAGATTGAAGGTTACATCCCAAGTACCACCAGTATCCTGTCTACCGGACGCATACTGTGTAATGAAGTCTTCGAGTGCGGATACGTCAATCTGCTCTGTGTCAAGAGAAATTCCACCGATGGAACTACATCTTTTTAACCATGTGAATGCAGTTGGCTTTGTTCCTTTAGCGGTTTCAACACCGTAATGAAAAGTTACGCCAAGTGTTGTTAAATCTGCCATTTTGATAGGCTCCTTTCTTTAATTCAAGTTTTATGCACGTAACCCTGTGCCGGGAGATAGCGGATCACCGCCTTTCTACTCTTCTTTGTCTGTTTTCAGTTCCGGCAATCCTGCTACAGAAGTAAGCAAAGATAAAAAACCAGAAAGCAAAGATGCGGATAAAACCATTTTCCAATCAACGCTGCCAATCACAGTTGCAGTACCAATGGTTGCCACCGCTGTTTGAGCAACTGTTTTTACAGCTCTAATTCCTGCTGCTTTCAGCCAAAGTAATTTATCTGCTTTCATTCGGCATTCTCCTTTCATATTTTTTGGTAAAAAAATAGAAGCATTTCTGCTCCTAATCTAATAAGGTTCCTGTATATATTCGGCTGTATCGGCTCACAAGCTTTTTGATTCCACTGTCACCAAAAAACATAGGTTCCGGGCCATATGTGCGGCGGAATCCCATGCTCACCATAACTTTGTGACTTATCTTGTCCAATTCATACACTCTGGTTAATGCTTTGCTCCCAGATGTGAAGCAATTTACTTGAAATGATGGCATTGTTGCGCATTCATCCCCTTCAAGGTCACCTCTTGTAATTGGATTCCCAAGCATATAAAGCTGTGCATATGCCTTTTTGCCGGAAGCAGTTGTTTCGCTCCCATCCATGGAATAATTGTCTGCGCCAGTAATCTTAGAAACAGCCGCTCCCCACCTTGAAAAAACTTCCAATACAGGGGATTCTATTGTGTCCGGCATATCTGTCACCTCACAATAAAAAATGCACTCACATTTATAGTGAATGCATTGCATGTTATGCTACAATTTAACACTGTAATGATAACATAATTGTTTAGTATCATTCAGTATATTATGGTATCTTCTTTAAGAAGAGAACACCTCTTTGGCAATTTTGCGGATATTCTGAATGATTTCTACGCTTGCTTTATACATTGGCATTGTAGCTTCTGTATTTACTCTCTTCCTAAATCTCTCATCTGCAAATTGCCTTTATAAAATAAATCATCTATTTCTCGTATTCCCCTGCAATATCTTCCAATAACTTTTTTATATGGTACATTGTATATTTCGCACCATTCTGAAAGCGATTTATTGTCTCCGTCCATATCAAGTCTAACGGTATTTCTTCTATTGCGAGGTTGCAATTTTCTGTCAATCCAGCAACAATTTTCGGGGCAATAATTACCGTTCACATCCTTTCTTTCAATAGAAAGGTTTTTGCCTAATTCAAATCCAGTTTCATCAGCCCATTTTGAAAAGTTTCGTATATCCTTCCACTCTTCACAAATTTTAATGCCACGTCCACCGTAATCATTATAATGCTTATTATGTGGATTTTCGCATCTATTAATCATTGCATTCCATATGCTGTAAACAGGATGGTGAGTCAATTCATGGTGATTAGTTATGCCGAAATTAATAATATCTTGTTTTTTCTTGTCGCATCCGCAAGAAGTAATAACTTTAAGAGTATCGCTTCTTACTGTTTTTATTGTTCCGCACTCGCACTTTACAATCCAATAAGATTTTCTATTAACAATTTTATCTAATTTCAGTACTGTTAATTTTCCAAATTTCTTACCAGAAATATCTTTTACATTTTCGCCCTTTGTAAATTGTCCTTTTTTATTTCTACATTTAGAATCCATGCACCCGCAATTGTCGGTCTTTCCATGTGCAAGCCTTGTGGAACTTATAATTTTGGTATTCCCGCAATCACATTTGCACATCCACATAGCATGTTTTCCACGACCTG